CTTGGGGCGCCATGTTAATAGCGTTTTTCAAACAGGAATTTTTCCGGACAGGTACTCTTGCCGGTTCTTTAGCAATTGTAGTTAATGAAGGCCAGGTTGTAACAAACCAAGGCCAGGTTGTAGTCAATTCAGGAGAATAAAAATGACCATAGAAAATCCGACAATTTTAAGCTGTAACACAATATGTATGGCTGGCCAAGAGGACGCCTGTAATTTAGCGGCAGTTGCAGGTACGGAGAAAAAGCTCACCTCGGCAGTGCCGACAGGTTTTACATTCATCCCCGTTGCGGTTATTCTGGACGAATTTTCCGCGGATGAACACGCAACACCGCCCGTAATAACTTTGGGTATATATGACGGTGATTGTGATGAGTTTTTAGGCGACCAGACACTATCGGCTATCACTGCTGCATACGCCAGCGAATCCATTATTCTGCAACCAGTTCCGGCCTCTACGCCGGTAATAAATTGCATCCTTGTTGCCGGTGAGTTTTTCGCAATGGAGATAACTCAGGCAAACGGAGCGGCTTTAACTGCCAGAATCAGTGTAATGGGAATTTATAAGCCTACATAATGAGTAGCTACGAAACCCATCTTATTTACGATATGAGTTCGGGGTTACGCTTGGACAAGGAACCCTGGTTACTTCCACAGGACGCCTTCGAGAAGCTTGAGGATAGCTTTCTACAAAGGGGTGTTTTAGAGAAGCGTCACGGTTATACGCAGTTTGCAGATTTCGTCCACGTAAACCCTGCGCCTTTTGGGTCAGGTAAATTCGGAGCAGGCAAGTTCGGTATCGGCAGAGTTGAGACCAAGCCGGGCTATCCAATAATGGGTATTTATAACTTCTACAAAGGGGTCCTTGAGAGGCTCCTTTTTATGGATACCCGCAGGGTCAATAAGTACAACATCGCCACAGGGCTATGCGATGACCTTACGACCCTTAACGTCAGATTTAAGTCCGGCCAGACTGAGATATTGGAAGGAGATACTATCACAGGCGCCACAAGCGGCGATACGGCCATTATAGTAGCTGTGGTGCTCGATAAAGGGGCCTGGGCGGACTCTGATGCCTCTGGGACGCTTATCCTGTCGAGTGCCACAGAAGGTGATTTTGAGGCCGATGGTGAGAATATCACCGTCTACGGCTCAACGGTAGCCGCCCTGACGGAAAGCTGCTCTTACGGGGAGTTTACCGGCGTTGATGCCGATTTCTTCTGGTTCGAGAACTGGAAGGGAGTGGGATACTTTACTAATAATCAGGACCAGCTTCGTAAGTATGACGGCTCTTATGTAACCAAGTTCAATATCGACCTTGATGTAGAAGGCGGGCCGGATAACGATGTAAATACCTGTCTTTTAATCTTTCACATGGAAGGGCGGTTAATTCTATTACGAACCACTGAGAGGGGCATTGCCTATAACCAGCGATTACGATGGTTTGAAATAAACTCTACCTCTGCTAAAGACTCGAACTATTCAGATGCTCCGCGAGACGACTGGATTATGGCTGCGGACTTTATCGGTGGGGAACTTATCGTTTGGTTCCAGCAGGGTATAATGAAAATTGTTTATACCGGCGACCCTGACACTCCTTTTAGGTGGGAAAAGGTAGATTCGGTCGAGGGCTGCTACGCAACTATGTCTTTGGCGGCTTTTTCAGATGAGATAATAGGGGTGGGACCGACAAGGTTTCTGACGTGTGACGGGCGTGAGGTTACAGGCATTGATGAAAAGATTCCCGACCTTATGCTTACCTTCAAGCAAACGGCGGTCAAATACTGTTTTTCACTGGTTATGGAGGAACTCCGGCAGGCCCTTTTTTCGTATGCCTCGGCGAGCGCAGACAAGCCAGACAAGGCTTTGGCTCTTAATTATGAAGAGAACAATTTTGCTATCTTTAACTTACCTATTCACGTTATGGGCTATTCGTCTTTAATAGAGACGCCAAGCACCGATGATATGGTCGGAATCAGTTTAGACGATTTGGATTACTCTTTAGATGACAAGGAACTCCAGGCTGGATACCCCACAAGTCTTATGGGTTGCCGTAATGGTAAGATTTATCAAATGAATGACGGAGGTTCCGATGACGGCGAAGCTATTGAAATGAAGGCGAAGGGCGGAAGATGGAACCCCTATTTCAAAGAAAATAAGCAGGCGAGGTTAAAAAAAATCGACTTCCTCGTAGACCGTGTCAACACTACATTTGATGTTCAATTTTTCAAAAACAGCAGGTCAAGCTCTTATCAGACCAAGACCATTGATTGTAGTGATGATGATATAAGCCGAAAGACGGTTTGGCGAACCGCAAAATGCGGCACCGTTGCGGATTTTCACAGTATCGAAATTAACCACGACACCGTTGGCGCCAGACCCAGGATACACGCTCTTGTGCTGCATTCTCGACGGGCGGGACAGATTAAATAAGATGGAAAAATTAAAGATTGAAAACAGGTTTATTATTTTCAAACCGGAGAAAGGCTCTTTGCCCCCGTCCTTAGAGGAGCTGCCGAAATATCTGCGCAAACTGGTCATCTGGGTAGAGAAAATATATAAGGAGATAGCCAGCCGGATAAACTGGCTTATGACCAATACCGTTGAGGTCCATACTTCGGATGATACCTTAACCGAACACGAAACTGGCAGTGTGTATTCAAACTTAGGAGCCACAGGGGCGGTAACTTTGACTTTACCGACCGTGACAAAGGCCGGTATCAAATTCACTTTTGCGGTACAGGCCGCTCAGGAGTTAAGGGTTGACCCGGGTACGGCGACAATCAGAGACGACAGCGGCCAGACGGCTGATAAGTATAAATCAGCAAATGCTATCGGCGAATGTCTGCAAATTATCAGCGATTCGGATGGCGATTGGTACACGATAGCCAAATATGGGACTTGGACAGAGGAAGCATAGTGGATGTGATATTTATGTCAAATAGCGGCGAATCATTACCGATTGTCTGGCGATTAAGGCGCGAGGGCGTTGACGCCGGAATTTACATACATCACCCGCAGTATCGCCACAACTACGATGGCATTTTGCCAAAGTTATCCGTCAAGGATTTGAAAAAACAACTCAAGAAAACTGACCTTGTGATATTTGACATCACACGCCCTAACGAGCGAAATAAGCAAGATGTTATCTTATTAAAGACCTTCGGACTCAAATCAACCCTGCCATCGGTTTTCGGGCCAGTTGCAGATACGCTCCGCAAAGACCATAAAGTTATCGGCGTCTCGACCCTGACTGAGGAACTGGAACTTGACCGCCACAAGGGAATCGACCTTGCCAAGAAGGTAGGCTTTGCCATTCCTGAACATCACGAGTTTTCGAACTTAAAAGACGGTGCGAAGTTCCTCAAAGACCGCAACGATTTATGGGTTTTCAAGCCGGAAAATAATCAAGACCTTGATTTAACCTATGTTGAGAAATTTCCTAATGAGATTCTAACCAAGATGCTCGATGAATGGCTCCACAGGATAAGTGATAAATGTGAATATGTCTTGCAGAAAAAAATCGAGGGTGTAGAAGTCTCAAGCGAAGTATGGATTGGTGAGCAGGGGCCTGTCCATTTCAATCATACATTGGAGAGTAAAAGGCTTATGGCCGGCAATCTTGGACCGGCGATCGGCTCACAGAGTAACACAATCTGGATGGGTAAAGACTCTGGTCTATTGATTGAACCGCTTAAAAAGATGGCGGCCTACTTGAAATCGAAAGGTTACATTGGTCCGTGTGATGCCAACTGTATCGTAAAAGGTTCTACTCCGTACTTTTTAGAATGGACGCCGAGGTTCGGATACGATGCACTTTACTGTCTGCTAACCCTCATTAAAGGCAAATTATCGGATTTCTTTCTAAAGGATTTCAAGGCTGATTTTAACAATGGCTATGCGTGTTCACAGCGTATAAGCATTCCACCTTATCCCTATGCCAATCCACGCTTGCGCCACGATTTCGCTAAGGACGTTTCTATAATGAACCGCCTTGAGAGAACGCCGTTTTTCTGGGCACAAGATATTTATAGTGATGCCGGTAAGCTCAAATGTGCTGGTGCTGATGGAATCTTAGGAGTAGTCAGCGCCCATGACGAGAATCTCGAAGCGGCCTGGGGCAAGGTCAGTGGCGCTATTGATAAATTGAAAATATGTTCTTATCTACAATATCGCCCAGATGCTTTCAAAGAGCACGCTAAGAGAATTAAGGAGCTTAAGGTTGCGTAATATTAACGAATTAGAATTTGTTCGCACCTTCGATTTCCGCCATATACCTCGTTATTTGTTTGAGCAGGTCGAGGAGCTTGATTCGGTTGAGATTGACCGAATTTACAACTTTGGGGCAATGTTCGCAAGTAGTCCGTTGACTTTATTGTATGTTCTGGTGGATATGGATTATAAGATAAAAGGAGTACTTTGGGCCGCCATAGATATCATCGAGGCCATAATTTTTATCAGAGTTTTATCATTAGACAAAGAATATCAATCTCCGACTAATGGGATCCTTCTCAAAGTAGGGGATTTTCTGGTCAACTTAAAAACGGGACCTGAACTAAAAAAAGAGATACATTTTTTAACCCTTCACTCAGATATCTCAACTGAGCATAAGGCAATTGGATTAAAACGTTCAAAAAGAACTTTAATGGAGTGGAAAGACAATAGGGAACCTAATGGAAAAAACAATAAAAATAGTACGAAGCGGGATAGTACACCAGCTATCAATAAGCCCATTAAGTAGTAGAAGATATAAAGGCGCAACAGAGACTGGTGGCGGGGAGGCTTCAAGTATTGAAAGACTTACCCCAGGACAAATGGAATTACTCGAAGCTATTACCGGCCAACTTACACCACAGGTTGGTCAAGGTATAACTCCCTACGGTGGCGAGCGTGTGGCGGGGATGTCACCATTACAGGAAAGCGCTTATGGTATGGGTGGTGGTCTTGCACCTGGAGTACAAGCTGGATTACAGGGGTTTGGCCAATTCGACCCTTCGCAAGGGCAGGGTCTTCTGGGAGCGGGCGCACAAGCTTTGCAGGGTGCGACACGACCCTTTGACCCAACATCGGCAACGGAGTTCTGGGAAACCTCTATGAAACGACCGGCCTTAGAGACGTGGCGGGAAGACATTATGCCTGCCATTATGGAAAAGGGCGTCCGGAGCGCCGGTACTGCCGATAGCGGGCCTATGCAGCGGGAACTGGCAAGAAGCGGTGAGGACCTTGCAACAAGTCTATCCGGTCAATTAGCCAATCTTCTTTACAGCGGTCAACAGTCCCAATTAGGTAGACAAGTACAGGGTGGTGGGATGCTTGGCCAGATGGCTGGGATTCCAGGCCAGCTTGCAGGTCAGGGCTTAGGAATGGCTGGTCAGGGTTTAGGAACAATGGCAGGTATGGGCGCCGAACAACGAGGTATAGGTCAGCAATTCTTGGGTGCTGAACAAGAAAAATTTGGGGAAGCACAGCCCTATATGAATCCGTGGTTACAACAATACTTGTCCACTGCCCTTGGTATATCAGCTTTTGATACTGTTATGTCACCACAAGAGCCGAGTATAGCCAGCCAGTTAGCCCCGTATGCGTGGGGGGCCGCAACAGCCTTCTGTGATGCCAGACTAAAAGAGAATTTTGCCCGAATAGAAAACGCGCTTGAAAAGGTCAATCAGCTTGAGGGAATGACTTACAATTTCCTAAATGAGAACAAAAGGAGCGCAGGGATTATTGCACAAGAGCTGGAAAAAGTCCTACCAGAAGCCGTTATCGAACATCACGGAGTAAAACTCATCAGACTCGATGCCGTTATCGGCCTTCTGGTCGGCGCTATAAACGAGTTGACTCAAAAAGTAGAATCAAGGAGAAGTTAAAATGGCTGTTCATTTTGCACCGGAATATAGAGACCCAAACGCTGAACTGAAATTTTATATGCTTCAAATGGCAGAGATGATGGGTAAAAAAAGGCAAGAAAAAAGCGAGCAGCGAAAAATGACGAAATTTGCTGAAAGTCTAATGCCGACCCAAACACCGTCTGCCGGGGGCCAAGGTGTCTTTACTCCTGGCGGTTTTGGTGCTTTGAAAGAAGGCTGGCTGGGGGGCCAACCAACTGAAACGGGAATGATTCAAGGCGCACAGTTGACCCCTATGCAGATATTTCAAAAGGCACTTCAATCAGGTATTCCTATGCAGCAGGCTTTAGGAGTGAGCAAATTGGGCGCACAAGGAAAGCCGAGCAAAATACAACAGAGTGTTCAAGAATATATGGAACTGGGATATGACAAAAAGAAAGCTGCGGAATTTGCGCGAATGGAAAAGTTAATTTCGGCTGGTATGGAACCACGTAAAAGTTCTCGCAGAACCTATGAAGGTATGACCGATGTCGAAAAATTGGACTTTCTATCAAATTTGAAACAAAGGGGTGAAGGCCCTTATTTCGGAGTTGCGGGTGGGAATAAGGAGCCACGACAACCAAAATTGGTGAACTGGGCAAATAATGAGATTACTAAGTTATCTATGTTCCAAAAGAGGGAAGGGAAATCAACTCCGTCAGTAACGCCTGCAACTGAGCCACAAAGTCGGGAAGAATTTCTCAAAACAGTTCAAAGCATAGAAGATGAGACAGAGGCAGAAGCCTATTACAATAAGTGGGTAAGTAGATGGCAGTAGCAACCTTTGAAGAAATCCGACAGAAAAAGAAAGTGCCGAGCTTTGAAGAGCTTCGCGGCGTAACTCAATTTGACCCAGAGGGTTCAGGTTATGATTATGAAACTGCGAAAGAATTTGGCGGAAAACCTGACGAAACAGGACATTGGGGAAGCCTTGACCCTCGAAGTGGGATGTTATTAAAAGGCATAAAGCACGAAAGCATACAAAAAACTATTGATGAAGAAAAAAGGCGCGGTAGTGAAATTGTAAAAGGTAAAGATGGCCGATATTATTCAAGGAAGACAGTCCCCAGCTTTGAGGAAATACGCGGTGCCGCTAAACCCACTGTAGGCATAACCGAACTTCCGCTACAAGGGGCGCCGGAACCATCTCCGCCGCCCGAATATTCCGTCCCACAACCTCACGACCCAGTAGAACCGCCACGAATGGAAGAGCCAGGGGTAAGACTTCCTTTCGTTCGTCCTTATATGGCAATGGCCGAATCTTTTGTGCCAGGGGTAAGGCGCAAACTTGCCCCCGATATAGCTGAAAGAGTAGAGAAACTGCCGTGGCAGAAAAAATGGCCGGAAGCGGTAGGTCATTTAACCGGCTTTCAAATCAAGTATGGTTTGGCGAGTGGTATTCTAAAGGGTTTGGGCTGGAAAGCTCCAGTCGGCTTGCAGTTCATTGACCGTTTTATGAGGGTGGCTCCGCCATTGATGGTAATTGGTGGAGCGGAAGCTACGCGCGATATTGCTATGTCGGGCAAAAAATTGACGCCGACAGAAATTACAGCCCACGTTGGCAAATCCATAATCAGTATGGGCGGTCTTTCCGCCGGACTTGCCGGAGTTGCTAACATTGTAGGTAAAGGTATTGATTACAAAACCGTTAGTAAGCTGGCAAAGGAATTGCCGTTTTTGAAGCATTTGAAACCGGCGGAAAAATTCAAGTTCGGTCAAGCCCTGCGAGAATCCGCTTTAGTTCGCGGCGGTAAGATGACTCACGATGCTTGGGCTGCTCGACACGCCGATAAAGTGAATAAGATTGCTCAAAATGTCTGGTTGCGAATGGTAGATAAAGTGCCGAAACAGCTTCCTATTGCAGCGGCAGCCAAACCCCCACCGGAACCAACGGTCGGAGTCGGAAAAGTACCGACTAAGCCACCTATTATTACACCAACATATCAGCCGCCAACAGCACCGACCCCAGCCAAGCCTGGCCTTGAGGCGATAGCAGAGCATTTACCGAAGCCCGTAACTACCCCGTTGGAGGCTGCTGTTGCCCCGCCTGTGGCCGTAACTCCTAAAAAGGGTGTCAAAGTACCCTCAGAGGCGATTACAGAGGCCAAGCCCTCCGTAATAGCCCCTAAATTCAAAAAAGGGGATGCTGGTCAAATTTCACCAAACATATTTAAGGATATACAGCTTCCTCTAATTGTTGATGAGTTCACTACGGTCGATGATGTTAAGACTGTTGATTTAATGATTAAGGAATATAGAGAAGGCAATAGAACAGAATTAGAAAGACCAATTGCAGTAATGCCTATGCCAGATGGCGGCCTTCATATTTTTGAAGGTTCTCATCGCGCTGCTGCTGCTAAAAAGTTAGGAATTGATATACCATTTGCTGTAGTTGCACAAGATAGCACTGGTGTAGTAGGAATGTCTTCAACTGAAATAGATGGATTAGCAGCAAGAATGTATAGTCGTAAAGCGGTTAAGGTAGCCCCTGAGGCCAAGCCCCCCGCAGCAGAGGCAGCCAAGCCCGGACCAGCAGAGAAGCCATTATTTGAAGAGCCGAGAACATATAAGACGAAGGCAGGCAAGATTGTCGAAGCTCCAATAAGATTATATGGTGATGGACAGGATTTAACTTTGGCAGAATTGCATAAAATGTCACCACAAGAGGTCATTTCGGTTAAGAGATATTCTGCCAAACGAGGAGGGGTGGCACGAGGCAAGATTAAAGTTGGCAATCTAATCTTACCTGAAATCCCCGCAGCAGAGGCAGCCAAGCCCGGACCAGCAGAGAAGCCATTATTTGAAGAGCCGAGAACATATAAGACGAAGGCAGGCAAGATTGTCGAAGCTCCAATAAGATTATATGGTGATGGACAGGATTTAACTTTGGCAGAATTGCATAAAATGTCACCACAAGAGGTCATTTCGGTTAAGAGATATTCTGCCAAACGAGGAGGGGTGGCACGAGGCAAGATTAAAGTTGGCAATCTAATCTTACCTGAAATCCCCGCAGCAGAGGCAGCCAAACCTGCGGCGAAAGAGCCGTGGGAAATGAAACATACCGAATATCTTGTGAGTAAAAAATCCGGTGATGTTTTTGATTTACACGAACAGTTTGTTAAAGCGGCTATCACACAAGGCAAGCCCGTCCCCCTTTCCGTCCTCGAAGAATACAAATCCGAGAAGTGGGCGCAAGAGGCTCTGGCGAAGGGGGAAAAGGCCAAGGTACAGAAGCCAATAGTCAAAAAGAAAACTCCTATCCAGATAGCCAAAGAAACTCCTGCCGAGCGGAAGTATTTTACAGATTTATTGCTTGATGAACGACAACGGCTTTTAGGTGAAGCGGCAGAATACAGTGAACAATTCAATGTTGAGCAATTAAGAAAAGAATATCAGCCTCGCCTTGATGTTATTGATAAGGACTTGAGAGCACGTGGCTACAATCCATCAGCGTTGCCGACACTTAAAAAATCCGTGCCGGAGCAATACGAATACAAGCCCATCGAGAAGCCGAAGGGCAAACCGGGCTTTGCAGATGTAACTCCTATTCTTGAAGCTCACAAGACCTTTATGAGGGTTCTGGAGCCGAGCAAGGCCGTTGAGAGAAAATTAGGCAAGGAAGCCGCTGCTGCGGTCATAAAAGGCATTCACGCCACAGATGTGGCACGGGTCGAATTTGAGCAGACCGAGCTGCCGAAAAAAGATAAAGTCATTGCTGAACTGGAAAAATACTTAGACCGCTTTCCTGATAAAGATTTAGACAATTTGATGCTCTCCAGAGGTAATCCAGTTTCGGTGAATGCCCAGCTCATAAAGCGGGATGCAATTAACAAATTACCAAAAGAGCTGCGCAGTCCGCGATTGATTAAGGCAATCCAGCACATAGCCGATTTCAACTACAAGTATCTCCAGTCTGTTGTTGGTGACGATATCAATAGGGTTGCGGATTACTTTTACGGTATCTATAAGGACTCCAAGAAGGTTGATAAGTTTCTTGATTACTGGCGCACGACAAAGCGATTCACAAAAGAAAAGAAGTTGCCTACCTATGCAGATGCAAAATCCTACGGCCTTGAAATAAAAGATCCCAATCCCGTGCGGAACTTAAAATCCGAATATGTCGCAATAGCCCACCTTGAAGGTATGAACTGGCTCAAAGACGAACTAATGCGAACGGGAGAAAGCAAATTCATAGATAATTTCATTGATGCTCCTGTCGAATGGGACAAAGTGCAAGACCCGGCCTTTAGCGGATTGAGAGTGGAGCCGGATTTGGCGAAGTTAATCAATAATCTCATCGCCACAAATAAACTCACCAAAATACCTATTCTCAAAACCCTGCGCGATGTAAACAATTTCCTGCGGACAGTCAAATTCATTGGTAGCGCTTTTCACCTTCTGAGTGTTGCAAAGCAATCAGTTGCCGATAGTGGTTACTTGGGATTTTATAAAATTGCAAAATTTTACAGAAAGCCTGGCGAGCGCATTCCTTTCGGTGTGAAAAAAGGCACAGCGATTCAAGGAATTACATCCGGCTTTCGTAAGAATGACCCAATATTCATAACACCGTTTTATAAACGCTATCTCCGAAATGGCGGCGGACACAGATACAGTGTCGAGTCTGAAAGTCGCAGGGCATTCAATAAATTCATCAAAAAATTTACCGCCAGTGAACAGAAGGCAATCAGGGTAGGGGCCTTGCCTTTGAGAATCCCGACAGGTTTTGTTAATTGGATGTTCAATAGTTACATCCCGAAGGTCAAATATGCAAAGACTCAAATGTGGTATGATGAACAAGCAAAGAAATTGGGCCGCGAATTAACTGATTCAGAACTCCAAGAAATCATTAAAGAAGGTCAGAACTTTTACGGCATGATGAACGAAAGGCTTTTTGGCAGAAGTGGTACGGTAACAACGGCATTGAGATTCTATTTTCTATCACCAGGCTATGCCGAAGGTAATTATCGAACAATGATTAAGGCCGTTACGCAATGGGGGGGCAAGGAAGGATTTAGAGCAAGCCGTTCACGGTCGAACATTGTCAATTCGTTGATTCTTACGGGCATGTTGGCGACAGTAGGGACTATGATTATGACAGGCGAACCGCCTAAAAAGCCCGAAACAACAGAGGATGTTCGCGACCTTTTCAAAATTGATACTGGAAAGAGGGATGATAAGGATCGGCGGATAATGATAGACCTTATGACTTATGATAAGGACTATTGGCAAGTCGCTTTCAATGTATTAAAGGGCAGACCTGATGTGGCTGTCAAAAATGCGGTTAAAAGAATAGGTGGTATGAAAGCTCCGACAGCAGATATGATTGTTGATTTGGCTCTGATTTCAATGGGTCGAGCCGTATATGATTGGAAGGGCGACCGAATTACCGAAATCACCGACCCGTTTTTGCGCCGGGCGATGAAACTTGCCGTACACGAAGTTAAGAAACTTGAGCCGATTTCGGTTAGTGTTTTCAAACAATCGCGACGTAGGGAAATAGATACGACAATAGCAGCAATGGAGTCTTTGTTAGGTGTTAGACCGACAAAAACCGAGAAGGATAAACGAGAACAAGAAATCATAAGCAGAATTTTCTCGCTCAAAGGCCAGCAGGAAGAATTATACCAGTACCTTGGAACTATCAAAAATCCAAGGACTGCGATTGGGCGGTATAACAGAACCGTAAATGACATTCTTGAGAGCAAGTTCGTTCCCAATGAACTTCGTAAAGAATGGAAACCTAAACTACTTATTGACGTTGATAGGCTATTGCAAAACAAAGCACACTTCCTGACAAAAGTGAATTTAACAGAAGAGGAAATCCAACGTACTGTTAAATATCTCAGAAATTTTGGTCTAACACAGGCTAATGTGGAAAACTATTTAGAGGCATACTGGAACCGGGAGAAAAAGATAACAGTAGGCCCGTTGGAGAGACATCCAGTTATCGGTAAAGGTCTAAAAAGAGAAAGATTAAAGGAAAGAATGGTGGAATGATTACTGTTTTCGATGCCACGGCCACCAGATTAAGTTTTGTGGATTTAGTTTATTTGGTTCTTTAGCTCTTTGAAAAGTTAATTTTGTTGCTTTATAGTAAGTTCATACTTACTTACATATTGCTGAAAGTAACTACGTCCCCAACCGTGAAGTATTTTATTTTTATCAAACATCACAGGGGTAAGGTCGGAGTCAACAGTATAGTAAATTCCACTGCTCATTGCTGTCCGGTAGAGCCAGACTGAACCCCAAGGATATCCCTCAGACCGCGTAGGTCGTCCCATAACATTCTCCACTTCCTTTTGTGTTATACCAACTGTTAATTTCATTAAAGCAATATTATTTTCCCGGATAGTTTTTTTTCTACTACGGTATGTAGCGTGGGAATGAATAGGACTGCCAACACAACCGGAAAAACTTACAATAAGCAACAAACTAAACACTATTACCTTTTTCATAACTTAACTCCTTTCGCTCTTTATTATACAGGATAAAATTGGGATTGCAAGTGAAAAATAGCAACAACGAGAAATTTTGGCGGATATTGAAGATTGCAGCGGGGGCGATTCTCGCTCTTGTGGCAGTAGTCTATGGTTATGGCCGGCTCAATCACAGGGTTGAGACCCTCGAAAAAATCCCCCCCAAAGTAGAACTGCACGGTGAGGCAATTATCAAGATACAAACGGACATCGAGTATATCAAGCAAAGCGTAACGAGGATTGAGGTCAAGCTAAATGACTCAAACTGAAGAAATCAATAAGCTCGTCTTTGATTTGAACACTATTGTCTGTGAGGCTGAAAGATGTGTTATTTCACTATATAACATCTTAAAGCCGGAAGGCTTATTGAAACAAACGGAAAAAGACGTTGGAAGGCTCAAGGCCGAATTGGAAGGGCTGAAAGCCACCATAAAAGAGAGTGAAAACGGACAAAGTTAAATGAAAAGGAGAAAAACAAATGAATATTTTTCAATTATGGGAACTGAAGAATCACTGGGACGAGATAGGGAAGATTATTTGCTACATCATAGCGGCAGCCTCGGTGATTGTTAAGTTGACACCAACCCTGAAGGACAACACTGTTTTGTTGAAGATTGTAAAGTTCGTGAGCAAGTATGTTGCTCTTAATCGGAAAACCAAGGATGACATAATAAGAAAGGGAAAAAAGAAATGAAGCGATTAGGTTTTTTATTATTGATGGTGATGGTTTTGTCGGCTGGTTGTGCAACAAGTAAAATGACATCTACGCGGACTTCGCCCGATGGCACAGTAACAAAATATGACGTCAGGGTAAGTATAATGGGTCAAGACCTTTCCGGTAGCGACCTTGCGGCGTCACTTGACCCTCAAGGCAAAACTACGATAAAAGCGGGTGCGGTCAATACCACGACTTCACAGGTTACTGCTGATGTGACTTCTAATTTTGTAGAAGTTATAAAGTTGCTTCTTCAATACCAGATGACTCCGGCAGCGACAATACCGTAAGTGGTCTGAAGGCCAAAGTACGTTAGCTTTTCATCACCCTCCTCCGAAGTGCTCGTCCCGTCCCACTTGGGACGAGCGCTTTTTTTATTTTGTAACTATTGCATATATAAGACTTTACGATTTTGTCCTAAAAAACTAAGTGTCCAATTCCAGATTTTGTTTGACTTTCTTGGCTCGATAGTCGATAATGCAAATAATATGATAACTTAAAAAAGGACAAAGCATTATGGACGCAAAGCACATTATCCGAAATTTAGCCCCAGCAGGCATATCTGCCGCCTTGTGCGGTTGCTTTGCGTCCAACTGTTGGGGCTTGTTTTTTATTCGTCCAAAACATCGGTGATACCAGCGAGTAAATAGAAAATAAGGGCAGCGAAGCTGAATGAAACATAACATATACAATCGGACAGATTATATCCTTTATGCTAAAGGTCTAATTAGTTTTTTGAAAGGATAGGAAAATGGCAAAGCAAAAGGAAAATGACAAAGTAAAAACCACTCACGAAAGGCATCTTTTGAAGTGCGAACTTTCCCAGGACGAGCTTCTGCAATGTGGAGATGAACTTGCAGGTGCACTTGATAATTTGCGTCAAGCGCAAGAGGAAAAGGAATCGGTCGTTAAGGATTTTAAGGCGAAAGAGGCGATGTGTGAGGCGGAGATAACCACCAAACAGCTTCTTGTCCGCAACAAGTATGAGTATCGCCAAACCGATTGCAAACTCATTCTCGATTACACCAAACAATCTGCCACGCTCATACGCCTTGATACCGAGGGAATCGTCAATGAGCGTCAGTTGTCAGAAGAAGAAAAGCAGATGGATTTGGGCTTTGACGGAGAGGAACAAGCAGCATAACAGTTTTTTGATGGCAGGGAAGCCGCTAATGGGAAAGGCAAATAATGACAGACCTAAAAAAGCAAGTTTCTCGAATAGCACAAGCCGTTGATAGCGGAATGGTCTTTGAGGCGGGCCACCATCGGCAAGTTGTGGTTACGCTTGTGCCGCCGAGCATCCTGCGCTTTCGTGCCAAAGGCTGCAAGCGTTCTTATGACCTTACTTATGCTGGTTGTTATGTTCAGGCGGTCAAGGCAGACGTGGCCGCTCAAAAGCGGATAAAAGCGGCGGAGAAGAAGGCTGGCAAAGCCCACAGAATCGACAGGAAGGCTGCCCAGAGGCCCGCCAGTGGACGAAGGCCGAAACAAGGCACGTAATCACGAATGGTAACGATATGAACGGAAAAGGGGCTAATAATGGCTAAATACAGAAAAAAACCAATAGTCGTTGAAGCATACCAATTTTGGCGGGATGAATATTTTTTCAATAAACCGGAAAATCTGCCAAGAGGTTTGTTTGTAGATGAGTTTTCTGTTGGGGGGGCCAAAGGTACTATTCGCAACAGAGCTGGTTTCTATGTCAATACTATCCACAACCAGAAAACGTACTTGTCTGACGGCGATTGGATTGTTGCCGAACCCGATGGCGAACATTTTTATCCCTGCAAGCCCGACATATTTGAACAAACCTACGAGAAAGTTGAGGACTAATAATGGCTAATCCAGATGATTTAGAACAGAAGGTTTTGGACGCAGCAGATGAACCGAAGGGCGATTATCCTTGCCCGCAATGCAGCGAGAGATATTTCGACTCAGAGAAAATACGCCCCTGTTTCTATTGCTCTAATAGGTTCTGTGTCAAGTGCAGGGAGAGAGATTCAGACCCCGTAACCGGCGAGATTGTTGATATTTGCAGTACTTGCGCAGAGAAGATTCAGGAAATTGCAGACCAAGAGAGAAAAATCCGGCAACAGGCCGCCGAGATTGAGCGACTGAAAGCATTTGCTGGCGAAGTTGGTTATTTTACTTTTCGTCAAATCGAAGAAAACGTAGAGGATGGAGATGTTAAGGACTTACTGCATAAATTGGTGCAAACTGGTCGGGAATTAGCAAAAAAGCAATAATAAGAATCGCTCATTGACAAGTTAATCTGATTACTCCAACCGGCGGGGTTCCTACTCCTCCAACTTCAAGTATTTTACATTTAGTTCCCAGCCCAGCCGGTTTTAAGAACTATTGCTGGCGGCAATCGCAGCCCCTTTAAGCCCTGAGTTAGAGATGGCCACCGAGAAGGACGGGTTGCCCGCCAGCAATTTGAGCTATGGGGCGGTGGTGAAGTGGTAGAAAATGTCTGGTAGTAGATGAACAGACGGGACCGTGCAGGTGAACGGTGGGGAATCCTGCCCGCCCCATTTATTGAATCATCACTCCTCCGAAGGCTGGGGGTTAAGGAGAACTCTTAGCCCCAGCCTTTTATTGAAACGAAAGGAGGTGATATATATGGCAACTGACGATTGGTACGAGACCAGATGTGCTGGCGGGTGTCCCGCAAAGTGGGTGGTAGGGCGGGCTTTTATGAAACTAATCGGCGAAAGCCGGAAAGGAAACAAGGTGGCGGCAGAATAACAAAAAAGTAAAAAGGTCAAGTTTTGAATGTTTGAGGGAAAAATATAGTTAGAAAGACGCCGTGGTCTGCCGCCGCCGCCTTTTATGAAAGGGAAAAGAAAATGAAAGCTAAAGTTAAACAAGTCTGTACTAATCGTGGTTTGACTCATTCAGAAGCAAGAAAGGTACTCAAGCAGTTAAAAACACATCCAGAAGTATGTGATAGATGCAATATAAAGCCTTGTGTATTTGCTGTATATGTTTATGGAAAACTTTAGCCGCCGCCTTTTATGAAGGGAAAAGAAAAATGAAACGATGTAGGGATTGTAGATGGTGGCCTTGGTGGAAGATTAAACCAAAATGTCATTTTATGGATGTCACCGATGGTAACAGCAAAATGGTTTGTTACGTCCGCAAATGGTGGAAATTCTGGAGACCAAAATGAAACAGGTAATTACATATCTTGGTGTTGTCATTCTTTGTCAAGTTCTTGGCTTTTGTCTTGGCATTCTCTACTGGGCGAGCAAGCCGGTGAGCTTCTATCACACTCTCGGCTTTCGCCCTGTTTGCTCAACGAGCAGCCCGGTCAAAATACAGGCGGCACAGGCCGAACTCTGTCGGCTTGGCTGCGACATCGGGCCGGATGGTGTGGATGGCAAGTGGGGCAAAAACTCTGCATTAGCGTTTTGTAAACTTGTAACTGATTTAGAAAACAGGGCGAGGAGGCTAAAGGAGACGAAAAATGGACAAAAAAGAACATCGCAAAACCATTCCTTGTGATGACCAGCCCGCCACACAGACGGGGGAATTGGCGAAAAGGTTAAGAAAAAGAGCTGGAACAGAAAGAACATTGTTCCCAAATGATTGGCGGGGAAACGAAGGAGCCGAAATTTACGAGCAAGCCGCCGCCTACATCGAGGCGTTGGAGAAGGCGTGTGGTTTGGCTTATGAGGGTTTATGCACTAATGACCTCGACGCCTGTGAAAGAGCCATTAAGTTTATAGACCAAATTATGCCTGATAAGAAAGCCGCTCTCGGCGAGGAGAAGAAATGAGACCTATAAAATATCGAGCGTGGGACAACAAAAAGCATTTTTGGCTTAACCCTGAATACTTCTATGTTACAGGCGAAGGTCGTGGGTTTACTTGTGAGCATAGCAAAGGGATGTATTCAGACTCTTACGAGTTAATGGGTACTAATCGTTATACTATTATCCAGTTCACCGGCCTTTTGGACAAGAACGGCAAAGAGATATACGAGGGGGATATAGTAAGACACAAAGCAGGAGATGTATGGGTTGTTAAATTTGAGTACAGAGAAAATGAGGGTTGGGCGTGGAATGGTTATAATTGTTTTGTAAAATCAGAGTGGGGCTTAATTGAAGTCATCGGCAACATCCACGAATCCCCCGAACTCATAGAGGAGACGAAATGCGACAAGTGTGGCAGTCCTGATGTTTATAAGGAATGGGACAATGTAAAACTCTGCCGAATATGCTTTGAGGATTTAGAAGCAGAGGCACGAACATTAACGGAACCCAATAACGAGGAGAGCGAATGACCCCACAGATGACATTCTTGCAATTGCAACGCCGCCCGCCGGAGGTTTTGTTGAATCCTTCTGTTGACGATGAGGATTTGCCGAGACTTAGCAGGCAATGCCGCAAGATTCTACGGCGTTTGCTTAATAAGGATTTATCTGCGCCGTCCAATAAAGAGCTAAGCGCAATTGCACTTAAATATACTGGCCGATTATCGGAAATAAGACAGGCTTTACAGCAAGTCGGCTGGAATGTGGTAGTTATCAAAAGGTTAAAGAGCGGGCTTAATTATTACGGTATTGTCGAAAGCGAGGTTAATGATGGCTGAATTTACAAAAGGTGAATGGAAAATATTTACTGAGTCAGAAGGCTATTTAAGCATATCCCCTATCGATGCATACATTGACCACGGCAGTACGGATATAACAGAAGAAGATAGAGCCAACGCTCGTCTTATTGCCGCTGCGCCAGACCTGTATGCGGCGTGCAAAGAAATCGACCATTTTTTCAATGAAAGCGTAGGCCAAGTTTGTACTGAAAAGCAGGCGTACGATGCGTACCATAATTCTGGAACAAGCGATAGGGTCAAGGCTGCTCTTACCAAGGCAGACAAATTGAAAGGAGAAAATGATGGCTGATACAGAAACAGAAATTCAAGAAGTAGTGGCTGAAAAAGTTGGAATGCCCACTCCGCTCGAAGTGGAACTCGACAGCCAAAAGGCAATAGCTCGTATATCGGCTATTGCCCACGTAATTGATGGTTGTGCTAAGGTATCAATTCAACGCACAAATCCGAAAGACTGGGTGAAAATGGGAGATTCGTATTATTTACAAGCTGCTGGTGCCCAAAAAATACGGCCTATCTGGGGCATTTATTATCGAGACCGTGAAGTAACAAGAGAAAGCAATCCTGATGGTAGTTACAGCTACATAGTAACCGGCAAAGTCGGAAGTAAAGTTCTCGACCAGCTTTACGGCGAAGTAATAATTGAGATTGATGGAGGTCGGTCATCTTCGGATGCTTTCTTTACCGGCAAAGATGGCAATAAGGTTCCAGACCCAATGGACATTCGGAAAGCGGCTCTTGCAAACTGGGAGGCCCGGGCAGTAACCGCCTTGCTTGGCTTAAAGAATATGAGCGCCGAAGATTTGCAACATAACGGCATTAGCGTTAGTGGCATCGCAAAAGTGGATTATCAAAAAGGTGCGGAGGGCGGTGGCAAAACCGAGTTTATCTCAGCAGCACAACAGAAGCGACTGTTTGCAATCTGCAAGGCCAATGGTCTGAGCGAAAATCAATTAAAGACCTATCTGACTCTGCATCACAACGTAGATTCGACCTCACAGATTAAGCGTGGCAAGCAATATGAAAATATTTGCTATTGGGCCGAGACTGGCGGAAGTGCAAAAGAGCCTGGTGAAGGAGAGTAATTATGGATTTATGTTCTGAGAAACACGAGGAAGTTTGTTATGAAGGCCGAATATGCCCTGTTTGCGATACACGAGACGATTTACAAGGCCAAATCGATGAGATTGCAAAAGAGTTAAGTTCGGCTGAAAAATATATTGAAGAATTGGAGGCATCACAAAATGATTAACATCGTAGAAAAAGTAGCTGACTATCTGCTTGGTGAGCGAGTACGTCGTCCTTGTTACGCAAACACCGGCTCGAAAGTTGGTTTTCCTTGTGCAAGATGTTTGGTTTACAGTCGGCTCAACTGGAAAGAATCTGTCTTGCCAGAACTTAGTTTGGCTTATATCTTCGAGGAAGGTAAGACGCACGAGAAGGCGACTATACAGTTGTTGATGAATGCAGGGTTTGAGTTCACGAAATCGCAGACGACTCTCAGTTGGCCAGATATACAAGCATCGGGTCATATAGATGGTGAACTTACTTTTAACGGTGAGACTTGTCCTATAGAAATCAAGACTTCTAACCAATTCACTTGGGAAAAATTAAACAACCAAGAGGATTTGAAAGCATCAGATAAAATCTGGGTAAAGAACTGGTACGGGCAATTGCAGCTTTACTTATGGATGATGAGTCAGCCACGAATGATATTGTTGCTAAAGAACAAGCAGAGCGGCCAGCTAAAGCAGATAGAGATAACAATAGATATGGATTACTCCGATAAGCTGGTGAAAAAGTTGGAACTTGTCAACAAGCACGTGGCCGAAAAGACATATCCCGACCGTATTTCCGACCGCACAGTTTGTCAGTATTGCGATTTTCGACATATCTGTTTGCCGGACGAGGACTCCGACCAAATCAAGATTACAGACAATACTGAGCTTCTCGAATTGCTTGAAGAACGAGAAGAGTTACGACAGGCCGCAAAGGACTATGAGGCAGTAGATAAGAAGTTGAAAGAATATTGGAAACATACAGAAACCGGTACTTATCTTGTCGGCGGAAAGTATCAGGTCAAACTCTCAATGTGCAAGCGAATAATCTACACCGTTCCGCCAGAGATAAAAGAACAATACAAAGATTCGATGGAATATCCGAGGGCCACAATTACAAAGATACAATGACAGTTATTAAATTAGTGCAGTTGCTCCGAGATGAGTATTTTCAGGATTTGCGAAGTGAAAAAGAAAAGCAATTTGTCGAAGATATGTTCGATGGGTTACAAGGTTTGCCACAGAATCTTAGTGTTACAGACCTTGACGAATATCTTACCCCACGACAGATACAATGGATTCGTGACATAGCTCAATATGTAGGGATAGCTGTTAGCGGGGACAACGAAACTTAGAAAGGAAATATTATGAAAATGGTAATTACAAGAGATGATGATGGATTTATGGAGTTGTGGCCGATTGGGGCGTTTGAAAATTTATATAAAGAAGATGGCGATTGGGTCGGTTCGAGGCATAACAGCATTTTAAGCACAGACGATTGGTATGTTCCTTATCTGCACTTCAAGGGCGTCTGCAAGCTCCTCGGCTTCGTACCCCGCAAGGGTTCAAAGCAAGTAGTAGATATTACAGTAAAGAGATTGAAAAAGTAAAGGACTAAAAAATGGCAAAGAAACAAGGATTTAGTAGATGGGATGATTTGCAGCGTTACCAGCTTAATGGACACAAACCCAAAAAACTTGCCAGAGAGCTTGTTAAGGAAGCAAAAAACTTCCTGCCGGAATACAAATTTGAGTTTTGCGGTGGCATTTGGTTATGTAGAGGTGACGGGGCTTGTGATGATTATGTTTTTCACTTTGCAATCGCAATGAAACAAGAGCAAATCTGGAATTACCCGGAGTATCAGGCCGGATATGCTTTCGGCCTAAATTCCAAAGAGCCATATCGGAGTGCAAATCCTTATGAGGAAAGGTCGCGTCGCAGAAGCTGGGATTGTGGTTATATCTACGGTCTGTATGACGCAGAAAAGAAGCCCAAAGTAAAGGACGATACGCAGGGACGCTGTGAATGTGGATAGTACCGAAGAATATAGAAAGGGAATATTGTGAAATTGTATGAATTTATAACACCAAGCGACCCTATAACATTTTATGCACCAGATAATGATATTGCAGAGGCAATTGCTCTTTTTGTAGGCAATGGCAAGGCGGGCATTAAGTCTGTCGATGGTAACGAAGTGCCTAACACAATAACTTTTATTACTGGAATAGCAGAGAACCAATTAGAAAGACTCAAAGAAACAATGAACAAAAGAATAAACGAGGTAATTGCTGCCGGTAAAACATTTGCAGTTTGTGATGCAGGATTTCGTGAAGAATATGACGAACTTACAAAGAACAGCACAGATACAAATCGGGTGGAAAAGTGGGACAATAAGCATCGCTCGTCAATGTCTGATTGGTGTGGCTATGCAAGGAACTTAAAAATCAAGCCGGTTCCAACAGGCGGAAAAGGCATTTAGATATTTAATGGAAAAGATATGAACGAAAAACGCTGCTCAAAATGCAAAGAACTCTTGCCCCATAGCGAGTTCTATAAAAACGACACGCACAAGGACGGCTGTGGTTCGTTTTGCAAACAATGCACGAAAATAAATGCTGCTATATCAAAAACAAAACGAAAAACACTTTCTTGCAATCCTAAATACAGAGACCTCACGCCGCAACAATTATGCGAAGCTGGTATCTGTCCTAATTGCAAAAGGCCAAACCTAACGAATCGGTTTTGGCGAAGGCCGAACGATAACATCGCCTATATTTGTAGCTGGTGTGAGACGGAATATGATAAGAACGGAAAGGTTATAGGTGAATAAGATGGATGAAGAAACGCAGAATGAAACAAAAAAAGAAACATCAATAGAAGCAATGGAAAAAGCAGTTCATTTTTTGCTTGAGGCAACGAAACGAGTAGATTGGGCACTTCAAAAACATAAGCAACTCCAAGCCGAGAACGAGCGGCTGAAAGAAATTTTGAATCTACAAAAAGAAACGGGCGAGTGGGCAAACGAAACCTTCGGGAAAGGCCAAACAGTAATAGGAATTATCAATCATTTAATAAAAGAAGTTTGTGAATTGCGGGATTCTGACAGGCCAGAAGAGGCGGCTGATTGCTTATTGTTGTTGTTTCAACACGCTCACGAATGCAAATATGATTTGCTTGAAGAAGCCAAAAAGAAGCACGAAATAAATCTAAAGCGAAAATGGGGCAAGCCTGACGAATATGGAGTAATAGAACATATCAAGCCCTAAGAACGGAGTCTTAAAAGTTGAAGTTTGAGGACTGTATAAATTCTATTGTGTGCGAAGAAATAAAATTTAAGCAGGATACGGCTGAGCGCAAGAATTGGTTTACTGGAATGTCGTTTTCACATCCAGCTAAAATGATTTTGGGTTTGCAGATATACCTTATCGAGCGATATTCCAAAGTCGGCGAGACCATACTTGACCCGATGGCCGGTAGCGGCACGGCCTTATTTGGCGCGACAATAGGCCGTAATGTCATCTGCGTGGAGCTGGAAAAGAAATTCTGCGATATGATGGAGAAAAACTGGCAAAAGATAAAGAGTAAGGGTGCGATGCTCGGCTATACTATGGGCGAGGCTGCAATAATTCAGGGGGATGCAAGGCAGTTGCCGAAGGTGCTGGCAGACACCTGTATTTTTTCACCTCCATACGCAGAAAGTAATCAAGAAACATCTCAAAAAAAACGACAATGGGAAATAGGCAATAGTTTTGGTAAACAAATATTTACAAAACTCAACAACCCCTCCAACATTGGCAATCTAAAGTACGGCTCGATAGACAAGATAATCTCAAGCCCGCCGTATGAAGGGAGCATATCAGGTCAGGAGCTTCCTGAATCAGAAAAACTGGTTGAGCGTAAATCAGGAAAAGAAAAATGGGGCAAGCATCTTCGGCTCGGCCAATCGCAGCTTACCAAATACGCCGACGCCGTTATTACCTCGCCGCCGTATGAAGAAGCACATAATAAAAAAATTGGTGGAGTTACTAATAAAGATAGGCCCGACCTAATACCTTATTCGTGGACAAAATCAGATACCCAAGACAACATCGGCAACTTAAAATCCGACAATTACTTGGCGGCTATGCTTGAGGTTTATCGGGGCTGTTTTTCCGTACTCAAGGATAACGGGCTTATGGTATTAGTTGTTAAAAATTTTATCCGCGATAAGAAAATTATCAGGCTTGATACCGATACCACAAAGCTCTGTGAGGCCGCAGGATTTACACTGAAAGAAAGACTGAAAAGGAAATTAACTCAGCAGTCATTTTGGCGGACGATTTATTATCAAAAGTATCCGTCAGTGCCAAAGATAGAATATGAAGATGTGCTGGTTTTTAAGAGGGCAGATGCCCTTGTTTGGAACGGAGTCGTGAAAAATGAGCAGAAGGAATGAATCTTATGTGCCTTTGCTTTGTGATTATCCTGATTCGGAGAAGATAAACAAGGTTAGTGAAGGCGCAGAGGCTATGTTTTGCCGCTTGCTGGCAAAGTGCGATGACGAAGGGAATTATTACGGTTCACCGAAACGGTTGCTCGGCAAGCTCTTTGCCTTGCGTTACGAGAATGGAACGATGACGGCCCGAAAAGTGTTACGTTGTCGGGACGAACTTGTTACGGCCACGTTGATAACTCTTTACGAACACGAGGGGGTTGAATATGTCCACATAAATAGTTGCAAAAAGAGTTTGCGAAAGGATGTTGCGGTCAAAGTGTGTTTTCCCGAATTTACAGAACCATTGGTTACACAAAATACGACAGTTAAAGAACTTAACGAAACCGTAACGGGTACGGGACGGGTGCGGGCCGAACACGTAACACCAATCCAATCCAATCCAATCCAATCCAATCCAAAAGAAAAGACGCGTTTCCTCGATTTTATTTTTATCTCCAAAGAGGAACATTCAAAACTGATAGCAAAATTCGGGGAATCCCGAACCGCTAACCTCATTGAGGAATTGAACACCGGCATTGGCTCGAAGGGTTATAAATACAAATCTCACTATTTCACGATATTAAGCTGGGCGAGGCGTAACGATAAAGAAAATCCCCCAGAGCCGCGACGTGGCGAAACCCCAAAAGAAAACCGCAAGAGGGTTCGTGAGGATTACGAGGCTTATTTGCGAGCCAAAACAACGCCTGCCCTAAAGGATTTGAGAAAGGACAAAGGCCAGATTTCGATAGCACATTGGCTGATAGACGAAATTTTGAAAGAAAGGTAACTTTGAAAGGGTTTTGAAATTTGAAAGGCGGGGCACGGATGGAGGGCAACGGAGTGCCCGCCCCGCCGGAAAGGAGAACGAATGAAACCACCAGCAAAATGGGTCGTGTTTGTATTGACTTTAGGCATTGCTTATATAGGTGCCAAATGGAGCGGCTGGTCTGAAAATACAATGTGTTTATATATTATTGTGTGTTTTATTATGCACATTTACTGGAGGCAGAAATGACCGACCCGAATATGATTTTAGGCGGATGCTGGAAGTGGCGGTGGACGCCCTTGACCAAATGAACCAAATCGCAAAGGAGAAATGATTATGGTTGACCCGAATATTGCAATGACAATTGAGGGATTAACAGAACAAATGGCAGTCAATAACCTTACTCAGAGCATACAGGTTTTGGGAATAGCTCTAATTCTTCTTGGAATAATGTTCGCCTTGCGACAGAGATAGTTTAATGGCTAAATCCCTAAATAGTTCAGCTAAGCGCAAGGCGTGGAATATGTTAAGCCGTTACATACGGATTAGGGATTGTCTTGCCACGACTAACTTTCCTTTTGCCGGTCTATGTAAAACGTGCCTCAAAAGGTTTCACATAGATTTTCTCGATGCCGGTCATTTATTTGCAGGTGGCGGCAATGCCAAGACGTTCCCCAAAGATGACAGGCAGATATGCGCACAGTGCAGAATCTGTAATCAGGGCAGAGACGGGCGGCATAAGAAATTCAGAAAAATTATGGAGGAGCGATACGGAAAAGAATTAGTTGCGCAATGGGAGATAGACGGCAAAAAAGTAATTCACGATAATGAAATGGACTTTGGCGCCATTGAAAAAAAGTACAAAGAGAAGTATTTGGGACTTTTACGCGATGCGGGGTATCGAGATTATGACGACCACAGGAATAGTTAAGGGAGCGTAGCGAAATGAAAACAAGATATAAATACATTCACTTTGAGCAAACAATTCTTAACGGCTTTTGGAATTGTATAAACAATAAACACGGAACTGTCTTGGGTACGGTTTCGTATTACAAGCCCTGGAGGCATTACGTTTTCAATGCCGAATGTGAAGATGTTGTTTTTAGTCGGGACTGCCTTACCGATATTCTTGACTTTATGAACCAATTAGGAGCGTAGCGATGGCGACAACAATCAAATTGCAGCAAGCTCGGAAAAGAGAATTTAAGATAGGGGATTATGATTTTACGTGCCCCAAATGCCGAAATGTTTTTATGGTCGTACAGATATATTATTCAGTTACTATCTTACTTAGTTTTGAATGTCCTAAATGTGGGAAAAATATTTATTTCTCAAAGTTTGTGTTTAAGGGAGCGTAGCGATGTTAAGCAAAGATGGTTATAAATTACGAGAGGCAATAGCCGAGGCAGGTTTTGAAATAACGCCAGATGAACTTGACGAGGCATTATTAGAAGCCCACGAAAGAATTGGCGGTGGCAAATGTCGCTTTTGCGGAAAGGGCGATGAAAATACAGAATTAAGATATGGTATGTGTTTCAAATGTTTTAGTAAGCCCTAAAGGGAGTTGCAAAATAAGCGAAAAAGTAAAAGCCTTGAAAAATAAACGGCCTTTTGGTATAATGCGAGTGTTATGAAGAAAGAAGCTACAAAGACCAAGTCGGCAGGGGACAAACTAAACCCTCTACAACGGGAGTTCTGTAAGCTTTTTGCAACCGATAGAGAGTTTTTTGGCAATGGCGTTCAGGCTTACGCAGAAGCTTATGACATAGATTTAAGCACAAAGGGGGCTTATCAATCAGCGAAAGCAGCGGCAAGTCGGTTGTTAACCAATGTTAACCTTTTGGCTTACATCAACAAACTACTTGATTTATCTTTGAACGAGGCGCACGTTGACAAGCAATTGGCTTTTCTAATAACTCAAGATGCGGACTTTGGGGCCAAGCTGGGGGCAATAAGAGAGTTTAATGCTTTAAGAAAACGTATCACGAAGAAATTTGAAGGAACGATGAACATAACTAATTCATTATTGGATATGGTTGATGGTACAAGTAAAGGTAAACTCCCTGACGCAAAAGAGAAAAAAGACGCTCGGAAATAGGTGGTGGCGTCTTAACAACCTCTATTGGATAACAACCGAGCAAGGGGAGAAGATTCCATTCAAACTCAACAAGGTTCAGGAGATTCTTTATTTTGCTTTGTGGTGGCTCAACGTAATCCCCAAGAGCCGCCAGCACGGAATCACTACGTTCATAGCCATATTCTTATTGGATGCCTGTCTGTTTAATTCAAATGTCCGGGCAGGCATTATTGCTCACAAACTCGCGGACGCCAAAAAGATATTCAGAGACAAAATACATTTTGCTTATGATAGACTACCAGCGGATGTAAAGGATGCAAGACAGCTTATCAAAGACGATGCTCAAGAGTTGTTATTTAGTAATAACTCAAGCATTTACGTTGGTACATCTATGCGGTCGGGGACGCTTCAATATCTTCACGTTTCAGAGTATGCTTGGCTTTGCGTCCACGCCCCAAAGAAAGCAAAGGAAATCAAAACGGGGGCAATGGAGACAATACACAAGGAGGGTGTGATATTCGTAGAGAGTACAGCAGAGGGCAATTTCGGTGACTTCAAGGATATGTGTGATGTGGCTGAAACCAAAAGACAGACAGGCGATGCATTAAGCCCGATGGACTACAAAATACACTTCTTTGCCTGGCATCAGAAAGACAGCAACATAACAGACCCGTCCTTCGTAGAGACACCAAAGCAGCTACATAAGTATTTCGACAAGCTCGAAAAGATATTCGGCAAGGTAATCACGCCCGAACAAAGGGCTTGGTACACCCAAAAGAAGAAAAGGCTCAAGCATGATATGTTCAAAGAGCACCCATCAACTTACGAAGAAGCATTTATCGCCAGCGTAGAGGGTGCATACTATGCCGAGGAAATGGCACAAATGAGAGAGGAAGGACGTATTTGCAGAGTGCCGCATTTACCTCACTACCCTGTCCATGCAGTTTGCGACCTCGGACTCAGTAGTAGGATGCCCTGGATATTCTTTCAGGCTGTCGGTTTGGAAGTTCACATAGTCAACTGTTTCAGTCTATCGGAAAAAGATGATATAGCTGGCGGTGCGGCGTTTTATAAAAGAATGTTAGACAACTACCGCGAGAAGTACCAATACAGCTATGGTCAATACTTCTGTCCCTTTGACATTTCAAAAGGCGAAATCGGTACTGGACAGGCAATTTATGATACATTCAAGCAGCAGGGCATCAAATTTACAGTCTTGGACAGAGAGAAATGGGTGATAGACGGCATCCAAAGACTCAGGAACTTATTTCCCAGGATTTATATTGACGCTGATAATTGCCAGCCTGTAATAACAGCTTGGTCGAGTTATCACCGGGAATGGATAGAAAAAGATGGTGTTTATGACGAACATCCGGCCCACGACAAACCAAGCCACTATGCAGATGCCGGCAGATACCTTACATTGGCATTGAAAAAAATAAGCTCCGGCGGTATGACCGCCGAAGAAAGTAAGGAAATATGGGAACGGCACAAGAGGCCTTAGGAGATTAAGAAATGGGAGACAGTATTGAAATTAAAGGCATTAGGACCAAAGAGCCTTTTGATGAACGGTGTGGTTATGCGAAGTTTATCGAGTTGACAGGGGATAAAATTGTTGACCAATATGCTGTAACTGATTTACTTGCTGCAATGTGCGGTTACATACCTATTGACCATTTAAGCGGAGTTATATTTATATTTCACCCACTCGGCACCGCAGGTACAGGATTTTTGGAAGATGGAGAGAAATCTACATTTGCTTGGAAATATGCTTATAAGAAATACCAAAAGTCGAAAGGGATTGAATAAATATGGGAAAGACACAAGAGACCATAGAAAGGAGAATTTTATGATTAGAAGACATATTATGTGGCCTCCGTTTGGAAGGCCGTATATTGATAAAGATTTGGACGAGGATTCCGAGGAATACAAAGCCGCCTATAAGTTAAATAGGCACCTGTTGCGAACATACGAAGCCCTGTCCGATGAAGAAGTTTACGCAATATCATTGGATATGACTCACGAACTTGAGACGGGGAAACCCAAATCATCTAAAGAAACAAGGCTAAAACTCGCAATGGTAGCATTACTTGAAGCTGTTGATGTAATAAACAAGATAAGAAATATGGGAACGGCACAAAAGACCTTAGGAGATTAAGAAATGATAGGAGACCATAATGGAAAAGATAGATTTAAACCCTAATGAACTGTCGATAGATAGGCTTGAGCAAGTTACGGTCAAGCTCAATGAAATCGTGGACTGGATAAATGCACTTGAAGCTATTGATATTAAGTTTGGCACAGAGACAGATACAGAGTAGGAGACCTTAAAATGAAGTGGCTTTTAATCGTAATGATTATTTATTTGGTGATTTCGTGGCGGACCGTCGTATCGTTTTATATGTGGATATTCAGCGGCCATAACGATAAGTGGCTACCGTAGGCGCAGATGCAGATTAGGAGACCTTAAAATGGGAATATTTGAAGAACTTTTCGGGCAATCGCCATTGAGCTTAGGCTTTTCCCAACACCTGGCCGCGATTGACCCTTTTATCTTCTATGCGCCGCCACCAGATATACCAGATTATGAAAGGTTGAGTAAGCGTAAGAGAGTGGAAAGTCGTGAAGTTAGTCCAAAAGAATCTGTTCGCAATGCTGTTCAAGCGGTTAAAAACGCACAAAATCTTTTAACCTAACTTCTTGCCGATAAGCAAATTAGAATAAAAATGCCTGATAAGGAAAAAAATAGTTTGACATTAGACTGTGTGCCTGATATAATACCGACCAACGATGAGAAAAGGATACTCCAGAATCTACGTAACGAAGCAGGCAGAAGGCCCCACGGGCATTTCGGGCCTGTTGTTTTTTTTACTCACGGCGGAGAATTGAAGCACGGAATATTCAAAGAAACTCAGGATATAGAGACGCGAATTTGACAATTTAGTTAAGTAAGTTCGGACTTACTGCCCACAATAGCAATAGCCCGATAGTTACGAGAAATCGTGATTGTCGGGCTTTTTATTTGGGAAAAAGATGTCGGAAGACCAGAACAAAGAGAAAGATTTCGAAGAGGCTTTTAATAATTCGTATGACCGGTGGTTTCCTTTTATAGAGCAAGCTCATCTTGACTTCAAATACACTATAGACGACCCCTGGACGGCCGCGGACAAGCAGTATTTCAAGGACCAGAACCGCGAGGTTCTCAACTTCAATATCATTCGCCGCATCGTGAATATGATTTCAGGCTATGAAATCAAGAATCGGTTAGCACTTAAAATCGGACCGGCTGAAGGTTCTGACGACAAGGTCGCCTCGCAGTTGACTGGCATTGTAATGCCCCTTATGGAGAACCATCACGGTTACGAGGTTTTAAGTGATGCTTTCGAGTTAGGTGCCCTTACGACAGGTCTGAACCTGGTAGAAATATATCTTGACCGGAAAGGTGATATTCAATTCAGCCGCAAACCATATAACAAATTCCTTCTGGACCCGGGCTTTACCAAGCAGGACTTATCTGATTGCGGACATATCATCATCCACGAGGAAGGAATGCTCGTTGACGATGTAAAGAGTATCCTGCCTGGCTCGGAAAGCCTGATTGAAACATACGCAAAGCAGACTGAATCCCAGATAACCCTGCCATTTTCAGCATACCAAGGAAAAGGCCGCGAGGATAAGCGATGTAATTATTCAGCATTTTGGGAGAGGGACACTAAGAAGGTTAAAATTTTAGCCAACCGCAAGACAGGAGACAGTTTCCCCTGGCTCGGCAAAAAAGAAGACCTTGATATGATTCTGGCTCGATACGCCATGCAGTTGACGTCATGGGATGATTACATTGACACTGTGAAGCTATCACATTACGTAAACGGCAAATTCATCACCAAAGGCCCCGACCCGAACAAAATAGATGATTACCCGTTTATCGGTGTCTTTGGTTATTGGTATCCTGAATATGACGACCAATCCCTGAAGCTTCAGGGTATCGTCCGTTCCCTACGTGGCCCGCAAAGAGAGGTTTCAAAACGTCTATCTAAGATTCTTGATATTATCGACAGCCAGGTGAGCTCGGGATTTATGGCCGAAGAGAAGACGCTTGTTAATCCTGATGACATTCACGCATCAGGCCAGGGCAAAGGAATCTGGTTAAAAGAAGGAGCTTTGTCGGGCAAAAAGGTGGAGCGAATTACCGCCCCAGATATACCACAAGGTTTATTCCAACTCAACAGGGACCTTCAGACATTCATAAATGACATAGCCGGTGTAAATGAGGCATTGTTTGGCAAGGACGAATTAAACGCCCAGGTATCTGGTTATCTGACCAAGCTGCGCCAGGGCGCTGCTTTAATAGCACAAGGTGGACTTTTCAATAAGTTACGATTCAGCAAGCAGAATTTTACCTTTAAGTTGGCAAAGTTCATTCAGAAAAATTACAACAAGAACAAGGTCGCCCGGATACTCAACGAGCAGCCCGTACCGCAGTTCTATACTGAAGACCTTTCCCGCTATGACCTTGTACCACAGGAGGGGCTACTTACCGAAACCCAGCAGCAGATGTTCTACATTGAATTACGGCAGGCCAAAGCCGAAGGTGCTCCGATTACCTGGACAATGATATTTGAAAACGCCCCGATGCAGATGAAGGACAAACTCTTAAAGATGATGAAGGAAGAAGAGCAGCGACAGCAGCAGGCCCAGCAGGAGCAGCTCAAAGAAAAGCAGTTACTCGACCAGATGAGAATGGCAAAGATTGACGCTGACCTCGGCAGGGGGGCGGAACGCAGGGCGCAAGAGGAAGAAAACAGGGCAGGTGCGGCATTGAGCCGTATCAAGACAGCCAAAGAGATTGAGGAAATGGGCTTCGATAGAGTATTGAAGTTTATTGACAGGGCGATTGCCTTCGAGGGCGTAAACCAGAAAAAGGCAATGACGAAACGGTAAATAGGGAGACGTAAATGAAGGATTATACTGTAGGCCGCCTTCTCTGTAGATGCTCAGTGAGGATGCACCTTAAAGGCAAGGATATCAGGATATACGAATACACGAACAGAAGGCAGAAGTGTCCTAATTGTGGGCGACTCCGCAAAGTTATGGTCACAAAGGTAGCGTAATGGGAATCCGTAAAGTCCAGATAGGTGAGATTATTCCGATGATGACAGAGGAGCTTGAGAAAGGCTTTGAGGCCTGTGTCGCTAAGAACAAGCACAGAAGGGAGCCTTATTATATTCTTTTTACTGCTGATTGGTACAAGAACGGCGAGCAACTAAGGACTGTCTTTTCAGCGCGGGAAACTTGCCCGCCAATAATGCTGAACACGATGTGCTGGCGGATAGATAACAAATCCGGCCAGGTCAAGGAATTGTGGGTATTGCCGAAGGACGCTCCTATTCAGCCAGTAGTAACGGATGGGGCAAGTGAATCAATAGCTAAAGCGGCGATGCGTATGCCGCTTATTTATCCAAGTAGAGAATTGAACTAAAAAGAATGACAAAAGAAGAAATAACTTTTAGGGGCTTATGGCGTTAAATCCGTGAGTGTTCGCCGACTCCGGAGCCCTATCGAAAGGGGATTTTATTATGGCAGATCTGGAAATAACAGAAGAAGTTCAAACTGAAGAGCAGATTGCAGCTCAGGCAGAAGCTGAAGCTCAGGCAGAAGTTGAAGTTGAGGCAGCAGGCGAGGTTAAAGACCAAGAACCTAAGACCGTATCTTACGAGCGCTTTCAGGAGATGGTCGATAAGGTAAAAGGGCTCGAAGGACAAGTCGAAGTTGCTAACCAGCAGATGGCCCTTGCCAGGGCGAACCCAGTACAAGGCCCACAGGCCCGGGTTCCGCAGTTTGACATCTTCAAAGAGGCTGGCTTGGAAGACGAAGATGATGTCCCCACGGTAAAGCAGCATAGGCAAATCCTGGAGCATTATGGCAAGGTCTTCGATTCTCGTTTGGCCGAGATTGCATTTCACCAAGCCCATTCGGATTATGCCGACCTTGTAGGAACCGCCGATGAGATAATGTCAGGCAAGTATGCCGAACCTCTCGCGGCGGCAATTAAACAAAACCCGGCCCTGCTAACTATGATTGCAAAGAGCGGCGACCCGCGATTAGCAGCTTACGAAATTGCGAAGTTGCAGAAGACAAGGACCGCTGATAAGCCCGTTAAAGCGAAAGATGCCAAGGCCGCAATTGATGAAGCTGTCGAGAATGCGGCACGAGTTAAGTCCTCTGCGAATATCAAGGGCGGCGGCGCTCTATCTGAGGAAGGACGTTATGAAGGTATGTCTGATGCGGATTTCCTCAAACTTGCACTCTCACACGGGGCCATAGTGTAGGAGTAAATTAAAATGGCTGATAATTTTACAACAACCTCTATTATTACTCCGGCGGTAAACGCTTACTTTAATAAGCTATTGCTCGTCCGGAACAAACCAAAACTCGTACACGGTCTTTTTGCCGACCGTGAAACCCTTCCAGCCGGTGTAGGCAAGATTATCGTATGGCGCCGGTTCGCGCAGATTGCTACCGCAACTACCGAGATTCTCGAAGGTATCACCCCTCCGGGAAAATACCTTACAAAACAGGACATTCGCGCCACAGTCGCTCAGTATGGCGACTTCATCCATATCACTGACGTATTGCAGTTTACCTGCGAGAACAAGATTCTCAATGTAGGTGTCAGTGAGCTTAACGACCAGATGTACCGCACTGAGGATGAACTGATAAGAAACGTCATAGTGAGCACGGCTTCGAGCTTGACCGCCTCAAACGGCGACCCCACAACGACAGCTTTGAATGAGACCGACATCGACACCATAGCAAATACTCTTCAGAACAACGATTCCTCTCCGGTAACACCATTGATTAGGGCATCGGTTGGTCAAGGTACATCGCCCGTTCTTCCTTCTTATTGGGCCATTATGAACACGGCCCTAAATAAAGACCTGAAGGCTGTAACCGGCTTTATGAACACCTCAGAATATGCCAACCAGGGCACGGTACTTGAGTCCGAGCGAGGTTCCGTCAACGAGGTCCGCTTCTTAGCCAGTTCAGTTGCCCACAAGGAAGGTTCAGCTACTGAGGCGTTCCCATCAACAGCGGGAACTTACTACTACATCCCGATACTCGCAAGGCACGGATACGGTGTGGTTTCTTTAGAGAAGGCAAACGCCAAGTTAATCATCCACACCAAAGGTTCAGCAGGCTCAGCCGACCCTATGGACCAGAGACAAACAGCCGCCTGGAAGTTTATGAATGTGTGCCGAATCCTCAATGACAACAACATTATCGTTTTTAAGGTAACGGCGGCCTAAAAATAACGCCGTAATAAACGGCATAAATTAAGGAGTATAACAATGAAAATGGTTCAAAGAACACTTATTGGTCAAGGTGTCGCTATCAACCTTGAACTTGGTTTTATCCCCACTTATGTAGAGATTTACAAACAGCACGGAACGATTACCAGCGCTTCTTTTTTGAAATGGTGGGGCAAAGAATACGAAGACGATGCTGTTGTTGATGCAGCCGACCAGGAATATGGTGTCATAGATACAGGTGGTACTTTCAGTGAAGCGGACGCTAACACGGGCATATCATCTTATAATGGCGCCAAGACGCCGCAAGTTTTGGTCGAATCTCCGATACCAGGAACGGGCGACCTCAAGAAAGACTGTTTCAATTATGCCTACCAGATAGCCAATACCGTAACGCCAACGGCCCGAAGCGCAACGGTAATAGGTACTATGGTACGTCCGAACACGGCCAACGGCTATGTTTACGAATGTACCACTTCAGGAGGTGCTTGTGCAGTACAACCCACCTGGCCTACAACAGTAGGCGGAACTGTTACAGATTCAGCGAACAACGTCTGGACCTGCCGCGAAGAGAACATCGTTGCGAACAAGGGTCTTGGTATCACATTAGGTTTAACTCTCGCCGCAGCCAGTATACCTCTGTTTATAACAGCGTGGGAGGCTGACCAGTACACCGACCTCGGCACCGTGTAAGTTAAAAACTGAATAGTTAGGAACCAGGAAACGGCTTGTATAGGAAGCCTATACCTTCTCTATACGGCCGTTTTCTATTTTGAAAGGGAATTGTTATGGCAAAGCAGGATGGGATTCATTTTTCGGATGGAACGAAAGCTGTTTGTGGCGCTAAAGACGGACCGGCGGTAGCAGATGAGCAGAAGGTAATCTGCAAGAAATGCCAAGCGTGGCTGGCCAAGAAGGCGCAGGCTGAAGGCGACCCGCTTATAGCGGTCCGCGTCAAGAATATGGACCTCGAAGACGGTGTGGATTGGGTATTCAGCTTCGAGTATGACGAGGACAAAAAGCAGATGAAGAGCTATCACCTTGTCAACAATGCCGTTCACATGCTGCCGAAAAGCGTAGTTAATCATCTTAGAAAGGTCGTCTATCCCTATAAACGATACGTTCCAGGTGCAGAGTCCGGCCACGCTATGCAGGTTGCGGGTGAATATCGCCGTTTCAGTGTGACGGAAGTAGAAAAAGAAGACATCGATGCCGTAGCAGTTGCATAAATTTTAGGAGACCAATTATGAAACCACCAACAACATATGAAGTAAATACGCCCAGACAGCTTGTCTTGTATCTCACCAAATTAGTTGGTGAGGTAAATGATAACAGTCTGGCACTCATTCCATTGAAAGAGCAGGCAGCGGAAGTTGAGGCCACAACCAGAGCCCAAAAGCAGGCTAAAACTGAAGCCCAGTCTAAAGTAGAGGCCAAAGCCCAGGCCAAAGCAGACAAGTTCGCTGAAGCCAAGCGGATAGTTGCAGCGGCGGAGGCCAGGCTAAAGGCAAAAGAGCAAGCGAAAGCAAACGCCAAAACCGAAGCGAAAGAACTGCTCGAAGCAAGAAAACTTTTAGGTATCAAGGAGACCGAAAATGAAATGTAAGAAACTACTAATAGCGATTCTGGTACTATTGTTAGCCAGCACCTGTTTTGCCCCGTACCCGATTACCCACAGGAACGTGAGTAATCCTAATTTATTGACCCGGCTACTTCAGGACAGGATAGGCACGCTGGACGACCAAGTATCCGACCTGGAAGCCCTGAGTGGCGGAGTGTTCGACAATATCGGCACGGGCAGTATTTTCTATTGCGACAGCGGCGCCGCCGCGGATGGCGCAGGTACTACCTGGGCAACGGCGGTCGATACATTACAGGAGGCTGTTGACCTTTGCACGGACAACGCCGGTGATGTTATTTATGTCGCACAGAACCACGGAGAAACCGTTGCTTCTGCTGCGGCCCTGAACTTTGACAAAGCCGGTATCACTGTTGTCGGTATTGGTAACGGTGAGGACCAACCAACGATTTCTATGATAACCGCCGCTTCGGCCACCGTCCAGATTTCGGCTGCTGATGTGATGCTTTACAATCTTCGGTTCTTGGGCGCTTACACCAACGGAATAACCGAATGTCTGGATATTACCGCTAATGGTGACGGCGCAATAATCGCGGGTTGTCAGTTCAGAGAAACAACTAACGATATGGAACTGCTGATAATGATTACCGTAACGGCTGCTGCCGATGAGCTGGTTATTGTCGGAAACAGATTTATCGGTATAGACGGTGGAAATGACAGTGTTGCTATCGCTTTAGAAGGCGCTTCAAACCAGTCCGTTATCGCTAACAACTACTTTTTTGGCGAATGGAGCGATTATGTTATTGCGAATGGGGCTACTTCCATAAGTATGCTCATCGAGAACAACGTGATTTGCAACGTAAATACGACTGGTAAGTTGATGTCCTTTTCTGCCGCATCCACTGGTAGTCTGATTAACAACAAATGCTACGGTAACGGTACGAGTTTTGCTCTTGTCGCTGCTGCTATGTTCGTAGGTCCTGACAATGTGTTTATGCAAACAAAGAACGTGGCAACGAGGAACTTTGAGACTATGTTCGGTCCTTACAGGGGCGATGCCGCCGGAACCGCTGGTGATAGCGTTTTTGCTGATTTCGTTCTTATTGACGCCCTCCTCGACCTGATTCTCGCAGACTTCACAGATTACCAGCTTGACCACGTTGCCGGTGCATCCACAACTGTTGACGCAGATGCTGATTTAACAACTTACATAGCTGATAAGTCTTCACTTTCGCACGTTATGACGACTGGGGCAGACACCAGTGATTATCGAGCCTCTACTATGTCTCTTCAGGCGTTAGGAGCGGATACCGACACTATTATTACGGCTGTCGGAACGACTCTACCGGCTACATTGACAGGTATTAACAACACCATCGCTTCTATAACCGCATCATCTAACGGTTACGCAGGGACTTGTGAAGTTAATGCCGGTGGAACTACCTTTGCCGTATGCGCTTCTTTGGCCGGTTTTGGTGATGATTACTTTAATACCGGCTGGTCTTTGATGGTTGTTCTTAACTTTGATACCGCTGGCGGCACTCCCGAAGGTGAGATTATCGACATCATTGATTATGATACGGGAACCGGGACATTTGAACTCAATGTCGCTGCTGGCGCTGCGATAACAACCGGTGATGGTATCTGGATTATGCGCAAAGAGGAGTTGAACCTTGACGATAAAACGATATTAGGTTGTGCCGGAACTATTCGGTATGTTGACAGCGGCACGTCCGGCGACGGTTCAGGCTTGACGTTGGAAAACGCCTACGCCACTTTCGCACTTGCTGAGGCCGGTTGTAGTGCTGGTGATGTTGTTTATATCGCTGACGGCCACGATGAGGAAATAGGCGATATTGTTATAGATGTAGCCAATGTTTCATTTATCGGTATGGGTGAAGGTGATGCCAAGCCGCTATTGACCTGTGATGCAGGCACTGATGAAATTACCTTAGATGCTGCCGGTATTACGGTTAAGAATGTTCGGTTACAAGCTGGTGCTGACCAAGTGGTTACTGCTTTTCGAGTAGAAGATGCCGGTATCGGCTGTACGCTTGAGAATATCTCATTTATTAAAGGTGAGGGTGCTAACGAGGAATTTGTAATATGTATTGACGTTGACGCCGCCGCCGCACAGCTAACTATTAAGGACTGCACATATTACAATTCAAACGCTACAACCGCTCACGCCAGTTGTTTTATCGACCTTACGGACGGCACTATTGACCAAACTACGATAACCGGCTGTACCGCATTCGGTGAATTTGCGAATGGCTGTATCTATTCAGACCAGGTTCTGACGAATCTGTCTATTATAGACAACGTGATAAGTAACACCACCTCGACCAAATATGCTATCCAGTTGAGTGCTGCTGCAACCGGCGTATTAACTAACAACAGATTGTACTCCGACTCTTATCTTACGATGCTTGACCCTGGTTCTTTGAAATGTTCAGGCAATCTTGGTGTTGATGCAATTGACCAGCAGGCAATAGCTATCCCGATAAGCGCCGAGACTTCGGATGTTACAGAAGTTGCCGCCGGTTCTAACCTCGAGAGGCTCGAATGGCTCCAAAAACAGACCGATGACATCGCATCCGTTCTTGGCATAGATTCTACGGCCGACAATGTATTTTACGTTGACGCGAGTGTTGCTGGTGGTAGTGGACTTGGTACAAGTTGGATTGATGCTGAGGCTACGTTGGTTCTTGCCATAGGCGATGCGACCACTAACACGGGCGCTTATATATTTGTAGCTTCAAATCACGCAGAGAATATTGTCGGCTCTGTAGCTGTTAATAAGGCTGGTATTTCGATAATTGGATTAGGCGTTGGTGAAGCTCGTCCGATATTTACGTTTGATACCGCAAACGATAGCCTTGCTCATACCGTACCTGATGTAAAGTATAAAAACCTTATCTTCACGCCCTCTACTCAGGACAATACCGTGGGCATTAGTTTAGATGCCAGTTCTGATGGTGCGATTTTCGAGGACTGCGAGTGGCGAAATGCGACAACAAATGAATTTGTTGATATGGTTACTTTAGCGTCCGGCACGGACAATGTCCGATTTACCAGATGCAGGTTTATCAATAACACCGCCGCTGGCAGCAATGTGTCTGCTATTACGAACACCTCCGGTACTTGTACCGGTATGGTAATTGAGGACTGTTACTTTTATGGTGCTTTCACAACGGCAGCTATCGAAGGCGACCAGGCCGATACTAATGTGAGAATCATCAACAACACTATCCATAATTCTTCAACTGGTGATTATGCTGTAAAATGGGCTTCAAACACTTCGTTCGGTGAATTTACCAACAACAGACTGTACGCCGACACCGTAGCGACTATCCTTGACCCGGGCGGTTTGAAGTGTTTTGGCAACCTGGCTACCGATGCGATTGACGAGGGCGGTATTCCAATACCAACGAGTCAGGACACTACTGTTGTAACTTTGGATGCTGATGGCTCTGTTCTGGAACGTCTTGAGTTTATCCAGCAACAGTACAGCGTTTCCAAATCAATAACTACTCTTGTTGATGTTGATGTTGCTATGAACGGCTTGTTTACGATAGCAGGCGGGCCGATTCTGGTAACGAACATCGTTACTTACATTGATACCAATATCGCCACCGAGGGTTGTCTGATTGGTTACAATATGAACCCGACAACACCAGCGGCCGATACAGAATTTGGTCAGACATCGCCCGCTTTAGAGTGTAATGGTATGGCGGCTGGAACTGTACTGGTTTGGGATGGAGTTATTGCCAATGACCTGACAGCAACGACCAATGGAGTTGCTTTACACGCAGCTGTTGGAGTTGGTTTGATTCTTCCACCCGGTTCGGTAGAACTTGACGTTGACCACGATGGTACTTGTGCCGGAGCGGTTACGGTTTATATGTCATACGAACCGATGGCTCCTGGTGTAACAGTTGTGGCACAATAAGTAATAAGTTTAAGGAGTGGGGGGCTTTAATAGCCCCCACTTTTTACTATGGATTTTTGGCTGAAATTGTGGTTGTCGGTAGGTTTCTGGATTCTGTATTCAGCGACCATAATTTACTTTGCACATAGAGGTTCAAATGGCCATAACCTGGACATTAGCAGAGATACGAGCGAAGGTACGCGAGATAACCGGTGAACTGACAACAGAGGATATAGAAGACGCTGACCTTAATAACAGGATAAATGACTTTTACCGCAATATCTTCCCGCTTGAAGTCTATGTAGCGGAGTTTGAGGATTGGTTCACTCAAGCTACGGCGGATGAGGATGGTGGGGAATATACTGTCAGCCAAGACTATCTGAGACTTATGACACCGATGACAACTATGGACTCAGATGATGTTCTGGCGACCGTCAAGTTCTATCAGGATAAAGATGAGTTCTTTCATTTATATCCAGAGGAAGCGGACCCCACTGAAGCCCGACCGGCCGCGGCATTACTTTATGGCGGCAAACTCTATCTTCGACCTGAGCCTGATGCGATTTACACGTTCAGGGCAGCCTGTATAAAAAAGCCCGATGCACTCACTGAGAGTACAGCACCGGTAGATGTACGGTGGGGGCCTTGTATAGCATACGGTACGGCAATCGAAATGAAGATGGAAGATATGGACAGGGCGGCGGCTGAGGAGTTAGCGCCCATTTACGAGTATTTTCAGAAAATGGTAAGTCAAAAGAAACTTGTGCAGAAAGCAATTAACCAACGGGCGACCCCTCGCTTTTAAGGAGATGATTATGTCGAGTATTGACGAACGCCACAAGGGCAGAAAAAAACCTGTAGTCAGAGTTGAGGTGCCAACCATAACCTGTCTTGCCGCCGACAGCAGTCATCTTGAGGTTACGGCGACCGTAAACATCAATATGACAATCAAGACGATTGTTGTAAGGATAAGCACGGCGACAGATGGTTCGGTATCCTTTACCCTGCAGTTGCGGGACGATAATGCCGCAATTCACGTCTCGGTAGCATCACTGGCCGATGCGGCAAAGACCGTTTTGAACTCTCAAAAAGCGGCCCCGGACTTTGATGAAGTATCTGTCAACGGTCTCATTACAATTGGTATAGACCCCGATAAAGACGTCGGGACTAATGATGTGACAGTGAATATTGACCTTTATGGTGTGTAATAATGGCTCATAACGAGGTACACCTTAAAACACCACAGGGAGAATTAGTCTGGCCTGGCGAGCGGCATACCCGCCAGCGTGACTGGGTAAATGTTGGGGTTATTACGGAGGTCGTTGCCGCCGGTCAGGCGCCTATAGACGAAGATAAGCGGTCTGACGCCGATGTTGTGGCCCTTGCAGACTCCAAGAAGGTTATTTACGAGCCTGCTAATGGCACGGTCAATATTGGGGTCAGGTTCAGGGCCGATGGTAACGAAGATGATGACCTTTTGATTCAGATGCTCGCTGCTGCCGGAATTGACCATTATACGAAGGTAGCTGATTTGACCTGCACGCAGGGAACACAAGAAGGAGATGACAGTGCGTATTTTATCGATGCTATCGCACAGGCGAACAATGACTGGCCAACAACGCCGCGAGTCGTAGATGCGCAAGCCAATTATATTGCGAGACTTATAATGAATGCTCACGGCTATAGCAAATTTTTATTCGTTTGTACGGATAAACAAAATGCAACTAACATTTATATTGACGTGCGACGGGCTTCATAATGACAATCAAAACAAACAGGAATAACATCGAGCCAATGCTTAGGTTCGTAACCCTTGTGATGGTGATAGTGCGCCGCTTGTTTACTACAAGAACATTGCAGCGAATCTGGTCGAGGCAATCTATCTTCTTTTATCGCAGCATTGACAACTTGACGAGCTTTAATGCGCTCGGGATAACGAACAGTATATGCAAGAACAGTCGCTTTACCTTTTTTGCTGTTTGCATAGCGTTTTTGGCAAGCCTTGCCTTTCTTGCTTTGGTTATAGCGTTTGTGAGAAGCCTTGCCTTTTTCGCTTTGGCGGTATTGTTTTCGACATATTTTACAATGAGGTTGATAGCAATCTTTGCTACTTTGGTCTTTAGAAAATTCCGAAAGTGGTTTGATTTCTTTGCACTTGCAACATCTTTTCGTTATGATTTGCTCAGCCATAATCGTCTCCTAAATAGACGGTTGTGTTTAGAGCCGGTTGCAGGACACACTCCTGCGGTCGGCTCGCTTTATTATAGCAGACCAATAGGGGGTGTCAAATGAAGTTTAAACTTTTTGCGATATTACTGTTAATACTGACGGTGCCCCTTTTTTTGTCAGGGGACAATGGCGAATTTGATTACGCTGAGTGGCAGCCGTTAGACGCTGAATTGACAGCGTTTGCAGGTCTTGTGTCCGCCGCCGACAAATTACCATACTTTACAGGTTCAGAGGCAATGGCATTAGCTGATTTTACCGCTTTTGCCCGCACTATTTTCGATGATGCAAATGAAGCTATCTTTAAGGCTACAGTTAATTTGGAGATAGGAACGGATGTACAAGCCTACGATGCCGTTCTCGATGACCTCGCCGCTTTAGCAGTGGTTGCCGATAACGAGTTCATCGTAGGTACGGGTGCAGGGACTTACGCCCACGAGAACCCAGCCACAGCACGAACATCTCTGGGCTTGGGGACGATAGCAACTTATGCCGGTAATCAAAACCTCCGGACAACTGATGATGTAGAGTTTGACGATATTATTGGTGATGTTATTGAATGTGCTTTTGTAGATATAGAGAGAATATCTGATGAGACAAATATAACAAAAAGTGTTTTAACACTCAAGCACACAACAACAGATGATATGGAAGATGGTTTCGGTGTAAGTCTTCCCTTTTATATCGAAGATGATTCGGGCGTAGACCGTGTTATTGCAAAAATAGAAGCTATACGAGATTCTGGCGACAATGAGGGTAAGTTGATATTTCGGGCAGGAACAGGTGGTATTGAACAATTTATGTCAATAGACCATTCCGGCAATGTTGATATTGAATTCCACAATGCTGGAACAATCGGACTTGAGCTTGGCGGCACGCTTGTAACTGCAAGTGCGGCTGAACTGAACTTATTAGATGGAATAACGGCCATAAATGAATCTGACTGGGATGCTGCAAATACCCACATTGGCGAGTCGGGAGCGAGCCACAGCTTTATCGACCAGGATGTAACGACAACTTCCGGCCCCACTTTTGCCGACCTTCATTCTATCGACCAGATGGATTTCGATGCTACACACGAGGACAAAATATCACTTTATGCTGATAGACTTGGCGCCGCTTATGCGTACGGTATTGGCACGGAGGTTGATTACGTTTATACAAAAGCTCCTTCTGGTCATAGATGGTATTGCGGGGTAAATGCAGACGGCGGCACATCGGATACACTCCAATTAACTTCAAGCACCTTAACGCTAAATGGTGTAGCTACTTGGACTGATGGCAACTCTACAAATGCGAACACCGCTTACGACCACGTCTCTGCTGATGGCTCAAGTCACGCAGACGTTGTAACCAACTCGGCCTATTCCGCTGTCGGTCATTTGCCTTTGGCGGGCGGGACTTTGAGCGGAACGCTCGACCTTGATGCACAGTTGGACTTGGACTACACCTACGATGAGATAACTATGGAGGATGGTCTTAATGTTGTAATTAAAAATGACAGCACACAAGCCTATGCCACTGGAAATCAGAAGGCATTGTCGTTTGAAAGCATTTTTGAACCATCAGAGGATTGGGCAGTAGGGCCTGGTATTTATGGCTGTTATGGTTCGGCCAAGGTAGCAAGAGACAGTTGTACGGGTGTTGTTACTGTACTTGGTGGATTTTACGGAGTTTGCCGAACGACAGAAGTTACCGATGGTGGTGCAATTACAGTAACCGCTGCCAGATGTTTTGATGCCGCTACCATTACTAAAGACGCAGACGATATAATTATTACGGCTACAGGGGTTTATGTAGCGCCCCAGACGGCCGGTGATACAAATTATGCAATTTATACAGCGGGTGCTACGAGTGATACTTATTTAGAGGGGAGCATATCAGCCCTTGATGTAACGGATAGGGCACAGTGGTCGGCGTGGGAAGGCACATCCAAAGAAGCTCTGGATGCTGTTTTGGCTATTAAACAAACTGGAGAGCATAGTTCGTATCCGGCTTCCGTTCAAAGGACAGTTATCGAACAAAGACCAACCGGCGAAAAGCAGATAGAGATTTTGCTCGATGGCACAGAAATAGAGGTGGATGTTACCGAACCAACGGAAGTTTCCGGCAGGAGTTTAAGTGCAATGATAACGCTGCTAACTGAGGCATTGAAGGAGCAGCAAAAACAGGCTGATGACTTGAAAGCGGAAGTTGAGAAATTGAAGGCGAGGTAAAGAGAAAGGAAACCAAATGGCTTGGGATAAGGAACTAATAGCAGAAGGTGTTCCAGCTCCTGACCTGAACGATGAGATTCGGGCCAACTGGGCGGCGCTCGAGGATGCTCTAAACAAGGAGACGTACTTTTCTACCGGCGGGGAGGCAAGCCTTCAGGGTATCTTGAAGCAGGGAGGGGCCAGATGTTTCTTTCAGGCCACCGCGCCAGCTACAAGGGTAGATGGCTCGGCCTTTGCAGCGACAGACTTAGGTTTACTATGGGT